GGACGGGTTGTCGATATGTCAATGCTGACCCGTAATAGTACGGTGATGGCAGCGGTAGGTGTAAAGGCTCGGGCATTGGCACAATTGCCTATTTCCATAATGACTAAGACGGATGACGGTACATTTGTTGACGCACTCGCTTCGCCTAAAGTGGGCGCACGAGATAAGGCAAAAGCCAAGCAAGTACAGAATTTATTGCGAAACCCTAACAATTTCCAGAGTCAATACGAATTCTGGTATCAATGGTGTATGTGGCAAGACCTAGCAGGGGAAACATTTACGCTATGGTGGAGAGCCAAGCAAGACGATCCAATGCAAACACCCATTGAGATGTATAACCTCGATGCTACGCTGATTACCTCACGCCTGACAGAAACCCGTTATCCATCCTATTCTTTGAGTACACCTAGCTATGGATTCAACAAAGATCAGCCATTATCTAGCCACCAAGTTATGCATATTAAGGAGGCTGCTTGGCAAGGTTCGGCGGGTTTTAACAAAGGCATTCTCGCAACCGAACTAGTCGCACTAGACCAAGACATTGACCTGTATGCAAACTTTATTATGCAGAACGGCGCAAAGCCTAGCGGAATGTTTGTTACTGAACAGGTAATCCCAGATGCTAAATACAAAGAGATTGCGTCACGCCTGAAAGAGGCATGGTCGAGTATGACGGGCAGCAGGGGAACGGATCAGAGTAAGCCCGGTCAAGGAATGTTGCTCGACCAAGGGATGAAATATCAGCCGCTAGAAATGCTGACCTTGCAAGACACGCAGACCTCAGAATTAAAAAACCAGACGATGAAGCGAATCTGCGGATTGTTTGGCGTTCCTCCCGCTATGTTAGGTATTGCGGATCAAAAGTACAATAACACTCAGACCATGATGGACGAGTTTTATAAAGCTACGATGTATCCAATGATTATTAACATCGAGCAGAAATTAAACTACCATTTATTTAAAGGCTACCCGAATCTGTGCGTCAGGTTTGATACTAAAGACTTCCTGAAAGGCGCAGCGCTCGATCAAATGAACTTTGTGGTTCAGGGTGTTAGCAGCGGGATTATCAGTCAGAACGAGGCTCGGGAATATTTGAATATGCCTAAACTTGACGGGCATGACGAATTAATTGTTGGCAAAATACCTGATCCTATACCCGGCTCTAGTCCACAATCAACGGGTGGAGGCGGCGGCAATCAGAAGCGGCGAGCCAATATTGGGACAACATGAAATCCAAAATAATCAAACTGTGTGAAATATTAACTTCACAAATTCGTAAACCAAGTGCTAAACTACCCAAAAATGTAGTTGATGCGCCTAAAATACAAGATAATGATCAATCTATTAAGCTTGGGGCAATCAATGAGAAATATCACGCTAGTTTGCGAAGCGAAGCTAGAACTCGGAAAACAAGCAGACGAAGCTCAAAACCCTAGCGGTTATATTGAGGCTCGGGTTACTAGTTGGGGCGCAAGAGAAGGCGCAGACGGGCGTAGATTTAATTATCAGCCTGAAGGCTTTAAGGCGTTTGCAGATGAGTTTGCAAAGACCGAAAAACCCCTACCAATGTTTCTAAACCACAACGATATGGGTATGCCCATTGGACAATGGGATGAACTCATGTTTGACGATGAGGGCATGAGCGCAAAAGGTCGTTTGTATCTCAATACGAGCGCAGGCGCAGATGCTTACTCAGTCTTGAAGGAATCGCCCAAGATGTTTGGCGGCGTGTCGATTGGTGCTTATGCAGACGAGGCTTGTATGGTTGATGCAGAGGGCAATCCGATTATTTCGGGCGATGATGACAGCGAAGCCTACTTTCAGATTACCAAGGGTGGACTACGAGAGATTAGCGTAGTCATGTATCCCAACAATCCAGAAGCGTCAATTCAACAACTTGAATACTTTGACGCATCAGGAAATATGAATCCACGAACAATCGAGAAAGTCCTGCGTGATGCTGGAGTCTCTCGGAAAGATGCGACCGCCGTATCTTGTGTACTCAAGAAAGCTCTTGAACAGCGTGATGCTGCCAAAGCTCTTGAATCCTCCCCAAGTCAGGGTGATCCTGATACGGCGGTTAATGAAGCTGATGCAATTCTTCAAGTTCTTGAGGAACGTGAATTGTTGAAAGCACTATCAAAACGTCTTTAAAGGAATATCATGCTAGAAAAAATCACTGAGAAGCTAGCAGCCGTTGCAGCCGTTGAGGAAGCGAAAGTTTCTTTTGAGGAAAAAGTCGCAGCACTAGAAGCAAAAATTTCGTCTGTCAGCGCACCCGCAATCGTCAAGACTTACAAGACTGTTGCTGAAGGTATCAACCGTTCTGTTAAAGAGCAAATCCGTGACTTCTACAAGTCCGGTGCTAAGGTTGAGAAAGAGCTACAGATTTTTGAGGATGCAGGACAGTATGACGCATACATCAAGGAAGCATCAGCCTTAACGGGCGGCGGTGCGGGTGTTGGTGGTCGCACAGCATACGATCCAGTATTTACCCCACTTCGTTTGACTAACGTCATGCGTGGCGTGGCTCGCTCGGTTGCTACCGATGGTTCTACGTATCAGTTTCGTGCCAAGACAGGCGATGCAGGCGCAGCATGGGGTTATACCGTGCAGAACAACGGTGCAACGACTACTCAAGCTACTAATATCTGGCAGCTTACCCTGCAAGACCTGAACGTACAGTTCCCAATTCGCACAGCGGCTTTGGACGATATTGACGGTCTGGAAGCAAACGTAGTTGCTGATATGTTGGCTGAATTCGGTCAAGCAGAAGCATTGTCGATGATTCAGAACAACGACCAAGCAGCACAGTCAGCCGGAAACCCTTACGGTGGCACAAACGGTTTGCGTGGTTTGGATCAGTATGCAGGCGCTAACGGTACATACGCAGGCGGTACGGTATCGGTTGCAGCACTTGGTACTAGCGGCACAGGTTCGACAAGTGGCTTGCATAGCCTTGCAACTTACGACCAGTTGACCACAAACGCCAATACAGTCGGCGCAAACAACATCAGCTACAAAGACGTTGTTAACTTTGTGTACAGCTTGCCACAACAGTACTGGACAGAATCGGCTAAGTTTGTCGTATCTCCAATCCTGCTACAGGCTATCCGTGGTTTGGTTGACTCACAAGGCCGCCCAATCTACGTTGATGGTTTGGCTCGTGCCGATGGCATCGTGGGTTCGTTGATGGGCTTTGATGTTGTGGTCAATAAGTACCTTGACGCACCTTCACAAGCAGCAACGGGTGCAGCGGGTACAACGAGCTACTACCCAATGTACTTTGGCGACTTCCAAAAAGGCTTTACCATTGTTGACCGTCTTAACATGGTGCTGCGCCGCTATGATCAGACATTGCCCGGCTCGATCACCTTCTACGGTGAGAAGCGACTAGCAACCTCTGTTGTTGATCCGTTTGCGATTGTTCGTTATCGCTCAACAGGCACAGCAAACTAAGTAAAAACGGGGAGGGGTAAAACTCTCCCCGATTGCTAATACATACTGGAAATGAATATGAGCCTAATTTTAGAATCAGTAAAACAAGCGTTGCTTGAGGGTGAAGCTACTGTTAACTTAAAGGAAGCATCAGCGCTAACGGGTTCTGGTTCTAGTGTTGGCGGCAGAGTAATTTACGATGAAGCTTTCGCACCCAAGCGAGAACACAACCCATTACGTGACGTAGCACGAATTATTGAAACAATTGGATCAGAGCAAGCCTTCGTTGCTAAGACAGGCAATGCTACATTGATCGAAAACAGCACAAACAACCCTTGGGGTTATGCTGTACGCAACAACACAGGATCACCAGACATTGCCACATCGTTTTGGCAGATGCCTGTACGTTCATTAAACGCAGGCGTACCAATTCGATCCGCAGTTATGTCCGATATTGATATGCTTGAGGAGTCGATTGTTCAAGACCTATACGTGGAATTTTCGCAGCAAGAAGCATTGTCAATGATGTTTAACAACGATCAATCTGGCAGCACAACCGTAAATTACGGTGCTACGGATGGTTTGCGTGGGCTGAACAGTTACCCCGGCTCAACGAGTGCGGCAGCATTTGGCACAAGCGGCTCGGCGATTACTAATGGTGTACATACTGTTTTGCAAGTAGCACAGAACTCTGCTACGGCACTATCTTATGATGACTTGGTGAATCTGCAAGCGGCATTGCCTTCACAGTTTTTATACAAGCAATCAACCGCATGGATGATGCACCCAAACACAATTTCAGCGTATCGCAAGCTAAAGACTCCCGGCAACAATGCCTACTTTGTCGAAGTTGGTGACGAAGATGGTGGAGCGGTTATCTATATTTTCGGGCATCGAGTAATTCCAAACCCGTACATGGATACGGTGGGCTTAGGAAAATATCCTGTTTATCTAGCTGAGTGGTCTAACTTCTTTACGATTGCTGACAATGCAGAGATGACCATTAAGCGGTTTGACCAGACAGCACCGGGCTTTATTTACCTCTTTGCAGAAAAGCGTGTTTGCTCGACAGTTCGTGATGTGTTTGCGGGTGTGCGTCTAGTCGGAGCTTAATGTATGACTTTGGAAAATCCGCATTTTGCTTCAAATAGAAACCCGTTCAATTATCAAAAATTTGAACAAATTAACCGTGATACTTCTACGGCATGGTTGACGCTTGAGGAAATCACACAGCAATTAAATCTGTTTGACGATGAAAGCCAAGATGCGTATTTACGAAGCGTTGAATTAGCGACCCGTATGGCGATTGAGGATTATTTGGGTATGTCTATATACCCTGTGACCTATCGAGTCTACTATGGGGCGTTTACAGGCGGCACACAGGTTAGTTTAGATTTGCCTGAAGTGTCGCAAGCTTCGCAAAGTTCAGCCGCCATTACGATTGTGTCGGTTCAGTATTACAACTCTGCAAGCCCACCAACTTTAGTTACCGTTGCAGCTAATCAATACTTTTATGACCCAAGCGGAAATAAAGTCATTGTTAGCGGATTGCCTAATGAGATTAACACTCAGATTAGCAATCCGATCACTATTACCTATACGGCAAATGCCAATCCGATTGGTTTGTATCCGGTAGTCAAACAAGCGGGGCTAATGTTGTTGACCCATATTTACAATAATCGTAGCAATACTACAGAGACTAAGCTAAACGAAATCCCATTTGGCGTAGCGGCTTTGCTTCGTCCATACAAGCCACTTATCCTTTGAGGATGAAATGGGAATAGCCCGATACGAAAATATTAATGTAAATGCTGTTACTAATGGCGTGAGTCTGTATGGTGAGCAAACGACTACGATTACTAAATCTTTTTCTACTCGGGCTACCGTTCGGGATGTAAACAACAACGTAAGAATCTCTGAAAGATACCGAGTTTATGCTGACCTTGTGAATTTGACGTTGAATTACACGCCAAACACGCAGCGCATGGTTGACCAACAGAATTTATATTCTATTACGTGGCGTGGTTATGATTGGCGCATTGTTGACTGTAGGGAGGCTGATGATCGAATGAGCGTGACATTTACTTGTTATAGAAACGATCCTCAGATACCAGTATGAGTCAAAATAACCCTGCCGACTATGCCAAGGCCATACAGTTTCATTTAGCTAGCATCGTTACGCCAGTTCCGGTATATGCAAACTTTAATCGTAACTTTGCGACACAGCCTAAGTTTTTAACTTGGAATCTACGCAACGTACATCAGGATGTATATACAGGAACGAATCAAAACAATAAAGGTATTGATCGTCCGATATTTCAAATATCCGTGTTTACGCAAGGGTTTGAGGATGCTATGAATATCAGCAATTCAATATTACAATCATTACACGGATATAGCGGTCAGTTCGGCGGTGTAAATGGATTTTATGTAAGCAAGGCTGACGTAGACTGGTTATACAACACATACGATAACGAGATAGGGTTGCAGCAAGTCATACTAGACTGCACTCTGGATATTTCAACATAACAGAAACCCAAACTCTTAAGGAATTTATATGGCACTCCCAAACAAGGTATTACCCGGCTTTGCAGCAGCACTCTACGCACAGCCTACAGCGTCACCTACACCATTGACTACCGCACAGCTTTCCCTTGTCGCTAGTGTTGCGCCCATTGCCGTGTCGGGTAACTTGGTGAATGTGGAGGCCGTTCCTGCATTCGGTCAAGACGATGGTATGGCAAGTTTCTCAATTGCCGGATCACGACAGTCTGACAAAATCCCTACGCAATCCGCACCGACTTCGCTAACGATTACAGCGGCGTGGAATCCATCAGATGCTCAGTTGCTTATTCTGCGTGGCGATGCGTACAGCGGCATTGTTGACCGCACGTTTGTTATCTCTGCTACTGATGGCACAAACATTGTTTATTACGCATTCAATGGTCGAGTGTCACAGTTTCAGATTGACGCACAGCCCGGAGCGGAAGCCAAGGCCGTGTTTACGATTCATCCTAGAGGCAATCAATACGGATGGAGTAACAACACATGATGCTAAACACAGCCATTGAGATGTTAGCATCGACTTATCAGTCACTTGATTTAATGGCTCGGGGCTGTGTTGTGGATGCTGAAGAAGTCTACGATGCACTACAAGAGGTAGAATCTGGTAGCGTCGAAGAAGTGTGTTTGCAGTATTTGGCTAAATACAATCCTTACACCCCACCTCCAAAGGCAAAATAAAACATGACTACGACAATACAAAATAATCAAGAACTTCTAGCCTACTTACTATCCCAAGCCAATTCAGGTACTAAAAATTGGTTTGGGTACGTACAGCAACGGATCACCGGAATAAACTTAGCTCATGCGATTGCTGCGAACCATGCAGATACCATGACACCGGACGAGATCACAGATTACGTCATCAAGCTTAATAACAGCATCTATCACAAACTGATAAAGGGTGATGGACATGGCAACGGTTGTTAAGGTTGAGTTTGAGGGGTTTGCAGAAACGGACGCATTATTTAGGCAAATTCAAAATGATTACGGACAGAAAGACGCATCAAACATTATGCGTAATGCTGTCAGACAATCAATGAAGCCTGTGCTAGATACGGCTAGAGCAATCTCACCTAAAGATACGGGAGGGCTTGCAGCAAGTCTACAAATTGAAACCCGCATTCCGTCACGCAAAGACAAAAACAGTAAATATATTCTGGCGAGTGATGCCGTGATAGGTTTAATCACTACGGCATCAGGCAAAAAACTATCTAAGCGTAAATTTACTAACTTACAGACGGGAGAGCAGCAATCATTTACGACTATAAACAAAACGGTCAAAGGTAAAGAAGTTATAAGCAATGACCAGCGTGCTACCGCAATGGAGTTTGGTACATCTAAAGTGCCTAGTAAACCTTTTCTTAGACCCGCATTAGAAAATAGTTCAGCCAAAGCTGCTGGTAGTTTGGGGCAAGCATTAAAAGTTAGTTTAGAAAAATACAAAGCAAAACAAGCCAAGAGGGTTAAATTATGAACAGTTTTTCACAAGCACTCGGAAGTAAATTCAATAAAGACACATTGCGGATTCGTTCGTTTGAGTTTGCAGGCCATACATTTAAAGTTCGTGTCCCGCTCACATCAGAATCGGACGCAATGTTTGAACGGTTGAAAGAACCAAACGAGGCAATGGTAGACAAGTTTTTTGTCGAACTATCTAAAGAATTTACGGAATCAAGCGACACGGTACAGATTACGGATGATGACGTAATTGTCGAGGGTCGCTCACTACGAGATGCTGCAAAAAATAAAGTACTGATTCAGGCACGAATCACGGAAATGATGCGTCTGCTTGTGCCGGAAGAAGAAGGCTTTGATATGTCAACGGTGACGTATGAAATGATCGATGAGCTATTCCCGTTTGCTGTGCAAATGCAAATGATGGAATTGATTGGCGAAACCGTAAGCCCGTCTTATACTGCTACTAAGGGAAAGTAATAAGGTCAGTTCGTAGGCAAGTTAAAGCATATTTGATTGCCCACGGTACTGACCCGTCAACCGTAGACGAAGAAACATTTAGCGATATTGCAGTTATGTACCATGCCGGAATCATTGGCAACTTGGGCTTACTTGAAGTTTTGGGAACGCTTACCGCAGGGCAATTTAATAAGATGTTGCCAAAGGGTAAAGCGGGATACAAGCTTAAAGACATAATCCCGAACGCTTATGATTATTTGTACCCACCTCAAACAGAACAAGAGAAGAAAGAGCAAGCAAGTCAAAATCTTTTAGCGTTTGCGTTAATGTCACCAGACGCACCAGCGCTACTGTTTAAGGGTACATAGCATGGCAAACATTGCACGATTAGGCGTAGTTCTAGGCTTAAATACAGGCGAGTTTACGCAAGGCATAGAACGTGCCAAAAAAGGCACAGAGTCGCTTAAGTCGCAATTAACTACGCTAGGCACAGCCGCACTTGCAGCATCAACAGCACTTGGATACATGGTCAAGCAGTCCATTAATAATATGGATGCGTTGGCTAAACAAGCGCAGATGGCGGGTGTGACGGTTGAGAGCTTGTCTAAGCTTGCCTATGCTGCAAAGCTTGCCGATGTATCCCAAGAGGAACTTGTCGGCAGCATGGCACGACTAGCCAAGGGCATGAACGAAGCTAGTCAAGGTACAGGCGAAGCATTAAAAGCATTTAACGCATTGCAAATTGATCCCGCATCGTTAAAAGGTACGGACGATGCATTAACAAAAATATCAGAAAATTTAGCGGGTTATGCAGACGGTGCTGAAAAGACTGCGCTAGCTATTGCTATCTTTGGGCGAAGCGGTGCAAAGCTATTGCCATTGCTGAACTCTGGTGCGGCAGGATTTGAGGACGCAGCGAAAGAAGCGGAAAACTTTGGCATTGTCGTATCAACTAAGGCAGCGAGAGAAGCTGAACAATTTAACGATAACTTGACTCGATTAAATTCGGTTAGCGAAGGCTGGACAATTACTCTTGCCGAAAAGCTATTGCCTACGCTTAACGGCATTGTTGAAAAAATACTTGATCTAAATACGATAATTGGCAAACCAGAAGTACAAGCATTTTTTACGGGCAGCGTATTTGAAACAGCCAACATTGAAAAGGCACAAGCAAACGTAAACTTGTTAACGGGTTATGTAGAAGCCTTGCAAGAAAAGTTAAGTCAAGATGGCGGTAGCTGGTTTGATAAATACTTTGCCTCACAATCATTAGCTGCAAACTTACAAAAGTTAGATGAAGCGACAAAGCTTTTAGACAATTTAAAGAAAGACGTTAAGCCTGAGGAAGTAGAACAAGCTAAAAAACCTCCAGCACCTAGAATGGTTGGCGGCAAAACTGACGCAGATAGAGAAGCGGAAAAGATTGAAAAGATGATCGAATCCGCAAGGAAACTATCAGACGAGTTTAATCGCAGCCAAGAATTTAATCTGAAGATGCAGAAGTCTCAAGATGCAATGCTTGGGCTTACCAGAGATCAGCAAGCGGTACAAGGTGCATATAACGATGTATTGAAGTCAACCAATCAACAGCTAGAAAAGATTGTTAAGCTTCGCATGGATGCGGTCAATGCGGGAGCTAATGCAGAAGTACTTAGACAGTTTGATGCAGAGAGCCAAGCCATTCAAGAATTAGGTGATGGTTGGGCGTTGTTGGCACAGATTCAAGCAGAGGAAAGTATTGCAGCGCAGCGTACATTTTCGTATGGTTGGAATACAGCATTTGCACAGTATGCCGAGGATGCAGAAAATTACGCAACAATGGCAAGCGATATGTTTTCATCGTTTACAAACGCTATGTCATCGGCTATCGATAATTTTGTAGATCACGGAAAGTTTGCGTTTGGGGACTTTGCCGCTAGCGTCATTAAAGACTTGCTTAAAATTGAAATGAAGATGCAAGCAAGCCAATTGCTAAAGGCTGGCATTGGAGCAATTAGTAACGCTATAGGATTTTATTCTGGCGGTGGCTTTGGTACGGGCAACTCATTTGGCAACATGGATATAGGCGGGTTTCTAGCGGAAGGCGGGGCAGCATCAGCGG